CATTATAATTACTAAATATAATCTTTGTATATTTATTTATTATGTCATAATATTTTGTTAATTCTTCATTAAAATTAGGTTTAAATATTAGACAATCTTCTACAATCTAGTAATTATTTTCAATTTTTATTATTTAATAATTAATATAAATAAAAATTGAAAATATATATATATTAATTATTAAATAATAAAAATGAATGAATTAAATAAATTTTGCAAAGATCAAATTATAGAAAGAAATAATAATAAATTATGGTATTCTTTCAAAGAAATATGTTTTAATAATAATATTAATGAATTTGATAATTTTATTATGGAAAATTATGGAGATTATGAAAGAATATTTAAATTAGAATTAAAATATGATAATGATGGAGTTGGATTACTAATAAAACTCTATGAAAATAAATATTTTGATATTTTAGACCATATTCTAAATTTAAAATGGAATAATGAATTGATAATAAATAATTTAATGGCAAAATGTGTTGATGATAATGATTATTATAGACTTGAAAAATTAACAAATAAAACTTTATATTGTTTAAGAATGGCTGATATGGATGTATGTCATTATTGTTTAAGAAAATCTAAAAAAAATAATAATACTCAAATTATTGAATGGTTAAATAATTATTTTCAATATTTAGGTGAATTAAAAAATATAAATAATTAAAAAAATTTATAATTAAAAAAATATTTATATATAATTTTAAATGCTTAAAAAAACTCTTGAAATCAACAAATACAAAAATAGAGATATTAATGATAAATATCATGAAGAATATCAATATTTAAATTTATTGAATGATATAATGAATGAAGGTTCATTGGAGGAAGGTAGAAATGGTTTTACAAAGGCTGTTTTTGGAACTGCTATGCATTTTTCATTAGAAAATAATAAAATTCCTATTTTAACAACTAAAAAAACTGCTTGGAAAACTTGCTTGAAAGAATTATTGTGGTTTGTTAGAGGTCAAACTGATAATAATATTTTAAATGAACGAAAAGTTCATATTTGGGATGGAAATTCCAGTAGAGAATATTTAGATAGTGTTGGTTTAGAACATTATGAAGTTAATGAATTAGGACCTATTTATAGTCATCAATGGAGAAATTTTAATGGAATTTATTTTCCTAATAAAGATAAAAAAAAATTAGAAGATGATTATCAATTTAAATCAAATGGAACAATGCAAGAAAATTTAATTTGTGGCAAATACTGTAATGATACTAAAAATGAATTAAAACTTGATTTTGGTTTAACTGATGATATTATTGATATAGTTGATGAAGTAAAAACAATATCTCCACTTGAACCAAAAAAGGGAATAGACCAATTACAAAATGTTATTAATGATTTAAAAGACCCAAAAAAAAGAAATTCAAGAAGACATATTGTTTGTGCTTGGAACCCTTCTCAATTACATCAAATGGCTTTACCCCCATGTCATTGTTTTTTCCAGCTAAATGTTCTTGAAGGAAATAAATTAAGTTGTAGTGTTTATTGCAGATCACAAGATGTTTTTATTGGTGAGCCAATAAATATTTCATCTTATTCCTTCTTAACATATTTAATAGCTAAACATTGTGATTTAGAACCATATGAATTTATATTATATGGAGGAAATTGCCATATTTATGATGACCACTTTGAACAAGTAGAAGAACAATTAAAAAGAGAACCTTTTGAATTTCCAACATTAGAAATTCTAAATAAAAAAGAAAATATTAATGATTATGATATTAATGATTTTAAGATTTCTAATTATAATCATCATTCACAAATTAAAGCTAAAATGAGAGCTTAAATATTATAGTAAAAATAATACTATGAGGGGTTGTCATCACATACTGACCTGTTAAAATATTTTTGGAAAAATTCTTATCTCTTAATTCTGGATATTCATCATAATATATTTTATCATATATCATAAAATAATCAATCTTTATTTTATCATTTTTAATATTTAAGTTAATGCCTCCAATAATTGCTGGTTTTTTAAAAAATCCAATGTTTTTTTCAATTCTTAAATAATACATATTTATTTATATCGTTAATATTATTAAAGAATAATAGTGTGTATTTAAACATATGTATTTATAATAAAAATTGAATTTTTATATTTTATGTGGATTATATATTTTTTAGTATTAAATTTTTATTTTAAAATGACAATAACCATCATTAATCAATTAGAACAATTATTGTTAGAGGATAATCTTAATCAAAAATCTTTAACAAAATTTAATAATAGAAATATTAATCCTTTGTATATTGCTTGTAAGACAAATAAAGAAAATCTTGCAATAAATATATATAAAGTTGAAAGTTTTAAATATTTACTATTTGAAGAAAATTCAAATGGTTATAATTCCTTTGTTATAATATGTTTAAATAATATGGCAAAAATGTTAAAATTTATTCAAAATAGTTTTATTGATATTATTGAATATATTGATTTGCAAAAAACATATGATAATAATGAAACATTAATGATACTTATTATTAAAAAAAAATTAAATAATATTGCATTAGAGTTATTAAAAAATAATTATGAATTAAATTTATATCAAGAAGATAATATAGGTAAAACAGCTCTTGATTATTCTATTGAAAATAATTTTGATGAATTAACATTACTTATAATACAACAAATGAAAATTAATAATAAAGATGAAAATAATGAAACATATTTTATAAAATTATGTAAAGACAAAAATAAAACTAAATTAGCTATGTATTTAATAGATTTAGATGAAATTAATTTAAATTTAGAACATACTGATAATTGGAAAAAAACAGCATTAATTTATGCAATTGAAAATAAATTATTTAAATTATCAAAAAAAATTATTAATAAAATGAAAAATTTTGATACAATTGATTTATTCAATAAAATACCTTTAATGTATGCTATTGAAAAACATTCATTAGATATTGTTAAGTCTTTGTCTAAAAAAACTAAAAATGTTAATCATATTAATGATGATAATGAAACACCAATTATTATGGCTTGTAAATCTAATTTAAAAAATATATCACTTGAACTTTTGAAAAATAAAAATGTTAAAGTTGATTGTTATGACAATTATAATTCAACGCCTTTAATATATGCGTGTAAAGAAGACCAAGATGTAGTTGTTGATAAAATTTTAGAAAAAGATTGTTTATTATATCAAAAAGATAATGAAAATGAAGATGCTTTATCAACCACAATAATATTAAAAAATGATAAAATAGCATTAAATATTATTAAAAAATGGGGAAATGATTTTAATATTCCATATAAAGTAAATAATGTAAATGTATATTTAATTGTTAGAGTAATTCATAATAATTTAATTAAAACAGCTGATTATTTAATTAATTCTGGAAGATGTAATTTAAGTTTTATTGATGTTATTAATCAAACTGTTTTAATTTATGCGATTGTGAAAGGCAGAGTTGAAATTGCGGAATTATTATTAAAATCTAAACAAAATATAAATATTGGATATGTAGATGTTACAAAAAATACAGCTTTGACATATTGTTCTGGATTTAATTATACCATTTTATCAAAATTATTACTAAATATGCAAGATTGTAAACCAGAAAATTATAATATTGAAGAATTTGATTGTCTTGGTTATTTTATACATCATGAACAAGAAGAATTAATTATACATACATTGAAATTATATGGACATAAATTTAAACAAAGTTATTCTAAATTATTTGAAATTTCAAAAAAATCAAAATTCAAAGAAGTGGAAAAATTTTTAAGGAAGAAAGTGAAAAAATATTAGTTTTTATATAAAAATTGAAAAATAATTTAATTAAATGTTAAATATAAATTATGGAAGAAATTATTGTAAGAGATATTGAAAATTATAATATTAAATTTATTGATGGTGATTTAATTATTACTCCAAAAAATGATTATATTGATGAAGATGATTTAAAATTTATAGATTTAACAAAATCAAATATTATTGATTGTAAAGTTTGTTATAAAAATAATAATTTAATAACAAATAAAACAAAATATATGGATATTTTAATTGAAATATGGAAATTGTATAATATTACAGAAATTATTCAAAAAACAAATTTTGATATTTCATTAAAAAATGAAAATGGTTATACATGTTATATTTTTAATAAAATATTAGGATTTTCTTATATAAAAAAAAACGAAAATATTATTTTTAAAGAAATTATTAACTTTATTAAATTTAATAATTATACCATTCATGCAAAAATTAAATTAAATAATAATAAAATCATATTTTTTAAAATTTAATTTTTAAAACATTCTTTACAAAAATAGTTATAATTATCATCAATATAAATATTTGTATATGGTTCATCAATATTAATTTTTTTATTACAATTATTGCAATTAATATTTTTATAAATACAATCATAACACATACTATAATTTAAATATTTATGATTTGTATAATTATAATAATTTATAAAACTTTCATAATCATATGGATAATTATTATTGCACAAGATACAATATTTTTCTTTATTTAAATATTTATTTTTAATTTCATCACTCATATTAAAATATTTTGATATTTTATTTATAAATTTGTTATAATCGTAACTATTTTGTTTATATATTTTATTGATTGCATTTTTATCATTTAAACTTAAATTATACGATTTTTTTGGATAATTTATTTCATCATAAGCATTAACAAATATTTCAAAAGAAAAATTAAATTTATCATCCATCATTGCATTTTAATAAATAATTAAATTTAAATTCAATTTTTATTAAATACAATTATATATTATTTTTTATATATAATTAGAAATAAGAACATATTAAGATGGTAAAAGAAAAGAAAAAATTAATATTTGAAGAATATTTTGATATTCATGATGATTGTGTAAAAAGATATGGAAAATTAACAGTTATATATATGATGGTTGGAGATTTTTATGAGTTATATTCATATAAGGAGAGGGGTCCAAATTTGGGATTAATAACTGATTTAATGGATATTGTATTAACAAAAAAATCAGGTGAAAAGGAATTATCACCAAATAATCCAAATATGTCTGGATTTCAAAGATTAAGTTTAAATAAATATGTTAATAAAATGATTAGATATAATTATACGGTTGTTATTATTAATCAAGTAAAAACAGGTGGTGAAATTACAAGAGAAATAGAACAAGTTGTTTCACCATCAACAAATATAGATGAGATTAATATTGAGAATAAGTATTTAATGTCATTATATATTGAGATTAATAATTCATTTTCATCAAATAAAAATGTTTATTCTTGTGGTTTATCAGTTGTAGAATGTTTATCAAATAAGGTTATTACATATGAATTGAATACAAATGATTATTATAATTTTATGAATGAAATAACAAGATTTTATATGTCATATATTCCGGAAGAATTAATAATATATGAAATAAATAATACAGATAAAAGAGAAGTTGTTTATTCAAATATTAATTTTGTAAAGGGTCAATATTACAGAGTGTATGATAAGATTAATTATAACTATACAAAAGTTAAATATCAGAATAAATTATTTGAAAAAATATATAAAGATGGAAACCAAATTATTAGTAAAATTGAAGAATTAAATTTATCTAAAAGTGAATATTCAAGGGTTTCATTAATTGTAGCATTTGAATTTTTGAATGAAAGAAATGCAAATATTTTAGTGAAACTTCAAAAACCTGAATTTTATAATGATAATAAATTTATGAAATTATATAACAACGCTCAACATCAACTTAATATTATTGATAATGATGTTAAAAATTATAATACTTCTTATAATTCATTAAATGATGTTGTTAATCAATGTATTACACCAATGGGTAAAAAATATTTAAAAGAGAGATTATGTTCTCCATATATTGATAAAAAGATTATTAATAATTATTATAAATTTACTGATATTGTATTAAAAGACAAACAGTATGAGAATATTCGTGAAATGTTAAAGGGTATTTATGATTTACAAAAATTATTTAGAAAATTGGTAATTAAATATTTGAAACCAATGGAATTTATGAAAGTTTATATATCATTAAAAAATAGCTATGAAATGATTAAAAAATTAGAGAATAGTGATATTAATAATTTTATTTATGAATTTCTTGAAAAAGAAAATATTTGTAAATTAGAAAAAATAATAAAAAATATTGAAGATAGAATTGATATTGATATATTTAAAAATTGTGATTTATTAAAATTAGAAAGGTCAATATTTAAGTATAATTGTTATGAAGATATTGATAAATTACAAAAAGATTTAGATTTAGGTAATTGTAATTTGGATACATTGGAAGAAAATTTTAAAAAATATGATAATAAAGTATGTATTAAATATACAAAGAAATCTAAAACTGATAAAGGATATTTTATTAAATTTCCACTTAAAAATGGTTTAAAATTTAAAGAACAAATTGAAAGAGATGGTTATGTAATTATTAATAATAATAATAAAATAATGTATGAAGATTTAGAATTTAAAGAATTAAAGAATGAAGTTAGAATTAAATTTTTATCATTAAATGATGAATCTAAAAATATTGATGAGGTAAAAGAAGAAATAAGTAAATTATGTTTAAATTATTATAAAATTGAAACTAAAAGTATTTATGAAGATAATGAATTATTATTCAATAAATTAATAAAATTAATAATTAATATAGATTATATATCAAATAATGCATATATTAGTAATAAATTTCATTATTCAAGACCTATTATAAATAAAAATAAAAATTCATTTATTAATTCTGAAAAAATAAGACATCCAATTATTGAAAGATTGATTGATTATGAATATGTTCCAAATGATATTGTATTAGATGAAGATAATACTGGTATAATGTTGTATTCATTAAATTCAGCAGGTAAAAGTAGTTTAATGAAAACGGTTGGATTATGTTTAATAATGGCTCAATGTGGTTTATATGTTCCAGCAGTTAATTTTGAATATTCAATATTTAATTCATTATTTACAAGAATTACAGCTCAAGATAATTTATTTAAAGGTCAATCTTCTTTTATTGTTGAATTAGTTGAAATGGATGCTATATTTAATTTTTCTGATAAAAATTCATTAGTTATTGGTGATGAAGTATGCAGAGGAACCGAAGTTAATAGTGCAAATGCTTTAGTAGCTTCATCAATTACACATTTATTAAACAAACAAGTGAAATTTTTATTTGCCACACATTTACACGATATTCCTAAACTTGAAAAAATTAAAGGATTT